ATTCTACTAGAAACTGATTATTTTGGAGCTTAATTATGGTTATGTATGCGAGAGATACTCTACTACAGGATCTTCGTAAGAATGTAATGTCTGTTCACTTTACTAAGGTGAACGGCGAAAAGCGAGAGATGCGTTGCACTCTCATGCCTCAGCTTCTTCCACCAAACTATGTCAATGAAGCAGCTGAAGAAAAAGATTTCCACGAAAAGAACCAAGAGGTTCTTGCAGTGTGGGATGTGATTAAAGGAGGATGGCGTTCATTCCGCATAGACTCCATAGAATATGTTGAAATGTTAGACCCGTATCAATATATGTAAGGAGAATTAAATGAACGAAAAGACCTACTGGGGGCATCATCTCATAATTAATGCAGGCGAATGTAACCATTCTACCATCACAGATTACAACACAATCTTTCAGTTTGCTAAGCAGCTAGTCAGAGAAATTGACATGGTTGCTTATGGCGAACCACAGATTGTTAAGTTTGGGCATGGAGATAAGCAGGGCTATACTCTTGTTCAACTTATAGAGACAAGTAATATTTGTGCACACTTTGTTGATGAAACAAATGATGCCTACATTGATGTCTTTTCATGTAAACCTTTTGATGAAAAGGTAGTGATTAATTTAGTAAAAACTTTCTTTGAAGCAAAGAAGTTCGAAACAATGTTTATTGACAGACAAGCATGAGGATTAAATGGTTGATGTGATTTGGTCTGATTTCGATCCGGAATCAGAATATTCTTTGAAACAACGTGAAGCTAAAGCAATAAACGGTCCAGAATATTGGCCAACAATGCGGGAAGTGTTTAAGCACGATTGTGCTACACTCCCGCTAAATCGTTTTAGATTATGGGCTTCTTGCCACAACGTTCCTTTCATTACACAGTATAGAACTTCTCGTTTTCTTGGCGAGGCTTTCTATCATGCTGCTCGTGATCCTGAGATTGCAGAAGCACTAGAGGAAAATTGGATTGGCGCTCCGGAGCATATCCAAAACGCTCTAAGAGTTTCTTCTGACTTTAATACATCAATGCAGCGTATTCAAGATATTGCTCATCTTTGTATCACTGGTTTTGCTAAACAACTAAAGGAAATGGAATCAATCGTTGAGATTGGTGCAGGATATGGAGACATGTGTTCCGTTGTTCATGCTCTTGGTTTCAAAGGTAAGTATACCATTGTTGATATTCCTGAAACTCAGCCAATTCAGGCACACTATCTTGGTAAGCAGGGTATTACTCCTAATTGGTCGTTCGAAGATGACAATGTAACTCATGCTGACCTTGTTATTGCTACATGGTCATTGTCGGAAACTCCAGTCGAGTATCGTAATGTGTTAATGCCAAAGATTGACAAATCTAAAAATTGGCTTATACTAGCACAGTCGGAAGTTTTTGGGTTTAAGGTAAACGATGATTACTTTAATAATTTCTTCCTAGATAAGAATGTAGAAAAGATTCCATTGATCAGCAATGGTCTTGATGTTTGGGATGGAGGAAATATGTATTATGTTGTACGGAGCGAGTAAGTTTACAGGTTACGCAGTACCAGAACAATGTTATACTGCTAACTCTACTGAAAAGTGGAGACCAAACATTGGTATTACGTTCGGCACGTTTGATCTATTTCATGCTGGGCATACGACTATGCTTCAGCATTGTAAGACACAGTGCGATCAGCTGATCGTAGGGTTACAATCTGATCCTACGATTGATCGTCCGGATAGTAAGAACAAACCAATTCAATCATTGTTTGAAAGATATGCACAACTCGATGCTTGTCGTTGGGTTGATGCAATTATTCCTTATGACACTGAAGATGACCTACTCAACATACTAAGTATTGGTGAGTTCAGGAAACGATTTATCGGCGAGGAATATAAAGGTCATTATATCCACGGCGAAGATATATGTAAGTCAAGAAATATAGAAATTGTTTTCATTGAACGTAAGCATTTTTATTCATCTAGTGAATTGAGACAGAGGGTTTCATATAATGAGTCACACAGATAATTATTTCAATGAAGTTGTTACGATTGCTCAGACTATCGATACAGTCAAGATCGACATACTGGCGCAGAAACTTAAAGACGTTCGGGAAAGTGGTGGCCGTGTATTTGTGCTTGGCGTTGGTGGTTCTGCTGGTAACGCTTCCCATATGGTTAACGATCTTCGAAAGCTATGCGGTATCCAATCATATTGTCCTACCGACAACGTTCCGGAACTCACAGCGAGAACAAATGATGAAGGATTCGATACAGTCTTCGAAGAGTATCTCCGAGTAAGCAGACTTAGTCCTTTTGATGCTATCTTTGTTCTATCCGTTGGTGGTGGTAACAAAGCAAAGAATGTTTCAGTAGGTCTATGTAATGCTATTGATCTTGCTGACGAAGTTGGAGCTCAGGTGTTTGGTATTGTTGGTAAGAATGATGGATATACTTACAAGATGGGCAACTGTGTTGTTTGTATTCCTGCTGTTGACAATACAAGAATCACTCCTCACTCAGAAGCATTCCAAGGCGTAGTCTGGCATTGCTTAGTTTCTAATCCAATCCTACAGAAGAATGCAACCAAATGGTAAAAGCGATTTTCCTTGATCGTGATGGCACGCTCAATGAGCTAGTCCATGGCAGAGATAATCCAAAGCATGTTTGTCCTTGGTATTTCTCAGAGTTTAATTACATTGATGGTGTAGAGGAAGCTATTAAAGGTTTAAGATCTCTTGGGTTTTCTCTACACGTTGTAACTAATCAGCCAGACGTTGATGATGGATATACAACCGAAGATACAATGAATGTTATTCATCAGTGTCTTAAGAATGATTTAAAGGTTGATACAATTCAGGCAGCAAGAACACGTGGAACTGAAGAGTATAAACCTAATCCTGGTATGTTGAATAAGATCATCAAAGAATGGCACGTTACTAAGGAACGTAGCTGGATGATTGGTGATACATGGCGTGACGTTGTTGCTGGCAACCGTGCCGGAGTAAAGACTATATACCTTGGTGATATATATTCCGCTCCTTCCGAATGGCAACAAATCAAGCCAGACTTTTATGCAAAGAATCTTTTGGAAGCAGTTAACATTATTCAACAGAATGTAGGTGGCGAATGATTGAAGTATATGCAGATGGTGCAGACTTTGAAGGTATTATGAAGGCTGCAGAGAATCCAAGAGTTACTGGGTTCACAACCAACCCAACCCTAATGCGGCAAGCTGGTATTGATAACTACGAATTGTTCGCTAAGAACACGATTCGTTCTCTTGCTGAGAAACGTCCAGGAACTAATATCTCTCTAGAAGTATTTGCTGATGATACAGATAACATGTATCTTCAGGCAAAGAAGATTGCTTCATGGGGAACAGAATGTAACTACGACGTATTCGTAAAGATCCCTGTTACAAATACAAAGGGCGAAGACAATTACGGTTTGATTCGTTTGCTTAATGAAGAAGGCGTAAAGGTAAATGTTACTGCTGTCTTTACTCCCAAGCAGACGCAGAATATTCTAGAGAACATTACCAACCCAGATGTTCCTGTTATAATTTCTATCTTTGCTGGTCGTATTGCTGATACTCTACGTGATCCAGTTGTATGGACAAAGCAGTGTATCGGCGAAGCAATGGATAAGCCGGAAGAGTTTAATAAGATCAAGTTCCTTTGGGCTTCTTGTCGTGAGATCTATCATCTACATATGGCAGAGTCTGCTGGTTGTCATATTATTACTATGCTCCACGATCAGATTAAGAAACTGAATCTAGAAGGTAAGGATCTAGAAGAATTTTCTAGAGAAACTGTTCAAATGTTTTATAATGATGCCCAGGCATCTGGGTATAGGATTGAGGTAGGTTATAATGAAGGGTTTTGAAGAAAACGAAATTTCTGCTAAGGCTCAGGGTGGTACTGAGATTGCCAAGCGTAAGCTGGCAGAAATTCTAGATCAAGATTTACTTGAACAGTGTCAGATCATTTGTTCACGTGAAAGAAATCTAGACGAATCTAAGATTCGAATCTTTTGGTGTCATGATATGCCAGAAGATCCGGAGTCTGCTAAGTTTAGAGACACAGATTGGCGTGATAAGTTTCATAAGTTTGTATTCATTTCTAACTGGCAGTTCCAGCGTTACCAGGGAATGCATGGTATTCCTATGGACAGCAAGTGTATAATTCTAGAGTCAGGTATTGAACCAGCGCCAGAAACTTGCTTAGAGAAATCATATGATGATAAGATCAGACTAGTATATACTTCTACACCACAACGTGGTCTAGAAATTCTAGTTCCTGTGTTTGAATTTCTAAATGAAAATCAGGATGACATTCATCTAGATGTATTCTCTTCATTCAAGATCTATGGTTGGGATGATTACGATAAGCAGTTTGAACCGTTGTATGATCAAATTCGCAACAACCCAAATATGACGTATCATGGTTTCGTTCCTAATACTGAATTGAAGGAATATCTTAACAAAGCTCATATCTTTGCTTATCCTTCTATTTGGCCAGAGACTTCTTGTCGTGCTATGCTAGAAGCAATGTCAGCTGGATTGGTTTGCGTTCATCCTAACCTTGGCGCTCTTCCAGAAACTTCTGGTGCTTTGAATGTTATGTATCAGTTTGATATGGACAAGAACATGCATGGAAGCATTTTTGCTGGTAATCTTAATGCAGCAATTGAGCTTGTTCGCCAGAAGAAGCAGGATAATATGATTAGATTCAACAAGACTTATGTTGACTCTCGTTATAATATTGATTTCATTAAGAGCAAATGGGACTTTATGTTAAGGGATCTAGTTAAGAAATATCCTGACGCAGAGTCAAGAAAGTTCCCAGAAGCAATGTTTACCTACAAGACGAGCTAAACAATGATTGTTACAAAAACTCCACTACGTGTTTCGTTTTTTAGTGGCGGTAGCGATATGCCATCCTTCTATGAACAGGAGGATGGCGCCGCCCTTTCTGTTACTATCAATAAGTTCATTTATGTATTTGCGCACAAGGTTCCGCATATGGGCGTGCGTTGTATGTATGATGATGTTGAAGAACAACATGACATTGAACAAATGCAGCATGCAATTACTCGTGAGACTCTAAAGTATTATAACATTACAAAGGAGATTACGGTTGCGTCCATTTCAGATATTGTTTCTAAGGGTTCTGGGCTCGGTAGTTCTTCTGCTTTTACTGTGGGTCTTGTCAAAGCTCTATCCACTACAAAGTATGATAACAGCACTCGTAAGTATGTAGCAGATATTGCTTGTCAAATCGAAATGGAAAAGTGCGGCTATCCTGTTGGTAAGCAGGATCAGTATGCTGCAGCGTTTGGTGGCATGAATCTATTTCGTTTCAAAAGAAATGGCGAAGTTGAAATAGAAGAAATGAGACTAACCAACCCGCATGTTAGTGCTCTCGAAAAGAATCTATTGCTTGTATATTCTGGCCGTGGTAGAGATGCTAATAACATTCTACAGAAGCAACAGAAGGCAATGCTCGATATTGATAAGTTTAATAAAGTTAAACGGTCAAGAGATAAGGCGTTCGAAGCAGTAGATCTAATTCATAAAGGAAAGATCGACGACTTCGGTAGACTACTTCACGAATCTTGGTTGGACAAGAAAGGCGTTTGCGAAGAGATTACACAGGACTACTTTGATAAGATCTATGAGACTGCTATGGAGGGCGGAGCTCTCGGCGGTAAACTACTAGGCGCTGGTGGTGGAGGATTCTTTATCTTCTACGTTCCGGAAAAAGATCGTGCCTCTGTCGAATGGGGTATCATGAATCTTCATAAAGAATGTCGTATCTATGACTTCGAATTCTATGGCTCGGGTTCTCATATGGTCTACCAGAACTAAATACTATTGACTTTTTTGAAATTATAAGGTAATATAATAATATGAGTTCTAATAATATCGTGAGTTTTCCCAAAGGGAAAACAGCAAATAGAGACATTACTATCGAAGATATCCAGCACAATATGGATATGATGAGGCATTATCATATCCAAGAAACAATCCAAAACCTTGTTCCAATGATTTTTAATCAGTTAGATATCGCTGGTTTTGGATTGATCGAAGATGATGTTGATCTAGATGTTAAGGATGGCGCATTAATAGTCGAAGCATTACGTTCGTTGATGTTAAAGCACTATGACATGCATCATCCTTTTCAGCAGGTAGCAGAAGCAATCTTTATTCCGCACCCAAAAGAAGAAGGGGCGTTTAAGATTGTTGATAAGTTGGAATTAGAACTAGATCCAATTGGCGAAACCGAAGAAACCGAATAGGTGAAATTGTGATTATTGTTGACTTGAATCAGGTCATGTTGTCTAATCTTCTCATGCAACTTGGCAACCATACCAATGCACAGCTTGAAGAAAATATGGTTCGCCATATGATCCTAAACTCTCTCCGTTCATATAAAGTAAAGTTCGGAGATGAATTTGGCGAAATGATTATTGCCTGTGATAATACTAATTACTGGCGTAAACAAATCTTCCCTTATTATAAAGCCAACCGTAAGAAGAATCTTGAATCTTCTGAATTGGATTGGAAAGCACTGTTCGAATGTCTTAATAAGATTCGTGCAGAACTCAAAGAGTATTTTCCCTACCGAGTTATCGACGTTGAGTCAGCAGAAGCTGATGATGTTATTTCTACGCTTGTCTCTAAGTTCGGCTCAGAACTAAATACTGGTGAGAAAATCCTAATTCTATCAGGCGATAAAGATTTCATTCAGTTGCACGTATATTCTAACGTAAAACAGTATGATCCCACCCGTAAGAAATGGGTCTCGCACGAAGATCCGGAAAGATATCTTCACGAACATATCCTAAAGGGAGATGCTGGCGATGGCGTTCCTAATGTTCTTTCTCCTGATAATGTTTTTGTTGTGGGTGATCGCCAAAGACCCCTAACAGCAAAGAAGATGGAAAAGATTATGGGCACTGATCTGGAAGAAATGGATACAATTACTGCCCGTAACTATTCTCGTAACGCACGGTTGATTGATCTTAGTTTCACGCCAGATACTATTCGTGAAAAGGTTATGGAACAATTCGATTCACAAACAAACCGTGATCGTAGCAAACTACTTAATTACTTTATAGCAAACAAACTCAAAAACCTTACTGATCATTTGAGTGAATTTTAGGAGATAATAATGGCTGTCCTTGGAATGTATGAATTTCTGCTCAAGGTTTCAAAACTAAAAAAGACGCAAGAAAAGGTAGACAATCTAGCTGGTAATGATACCTTTGCTCTAAGAACTATTCTTCAGGGTGTGTTTGATCCAACTGTTAAGTTTGCCCTACCAGAAGGCGAACCACCATACAGACCAAATGAAATTGTAGATCAACAGCACATTCTACATAGAGAAGCTGACAAGATTAGATATTTCGTCGAAGGATTTTATCCTAATCTCAATCAATCAAAACGAGAAATGATGTTCGTTGAGTTTCTTGAGAGATTAGATCCAGACGATGCCAAACTTATCTTAGCAATGAAAGATAAGAAGATGCCATTCCCAGGCATTACTATTCAACACGTTAAAGAAGCACTACCAGGGTTAATTCAAGAATGAGTAAGTCAGCACTAAAGAAGTTTAAGAAGAACGATTATTCAGATCACGAAGAATTTCACGATGATCCTCGCGAACGTGAGAACAAGCGTAAGGCCAAACGGGTTGAACGTGCCTTGCGCACAAAGGATATCTCTGCTTTACTAGAAGATGAAGAGCAAGATATTTCTGATGATATTATTGATAACAATTGGAAATATTAATGCCTATCTATAAGCTACGTAATACACAGACTGGCGAAGAGTGGGAAGAACTAATGTCTATCTCCGAGATGGAACAGAAGATCGAAGAACATCCTCACGTTGAGCTACTTATTAACGGAGCGCCCATGGTCACTGGCACCATGGGCAAGAATTCCTACATGGGAAAGAGCAAAGATGCCAACGTATAAGTTCTTAAACAATGAAACTGGCGAAGAGTATGAAGACTTCATGAGCATCTCTGCTCTTGAAGTTTATCTTGAAGAAAACCCACATGTAACTCAACTCGTAAATGGCGCTCCTATGATCCATTCTGGCAGAGGCATGGCTAAACCTGACCAGGGTTTCCGTGATCTGTTAAAGCATATCAAGAAGGGAAATAATAAAGGTATTACGAGGAGCACTATCAACACATTCTAAGGGGTAAAATGGAAGAAGAAACAAGAACACGTCGTTTGACTCGTAAAGAAAAAAGACTTCTTCGTCAACAAGGTAAAGAACCAAAGGAAAATTACCAAGAGAAAATAAACTTTAATCTAAAGCATTTCCATCCTCTCACAGAGAATCAGAAACTAGCATTTGATTCTTTTGACGATGACAAAAATCTAATGCTTCATGGTATTGCTGGTACAGGTAAATCCTTTATGGCATTGTATCTTTCTTTGAAACAGATCCTTGCTGATCCTGAATGTGTTTATAAGAAAGTTGTTATTGTAAGATCAGTAGTTCCTACCAGAGATATGGGATTCCTTCCTGGTAGCGACAGAGAAAAGACTAAAGTATACGAAGCGCCTTATTATGCCATTTGTACCGAGTTGTTTGGCAGAGGCGATGCGTATGAGTATCTAAAGAAGAGAAACGTTGTTGAGTTTATCTCTACTTCTTTTATCAGAGGTATTACACTTAACGATTGTATTGTTATTGTTGATGAAATGCAGAACGCTACTCTTCACGAGTTGGATTCTGTTATTACTCGTATTGGTCACAACTGTAAGGTAGTATTCTGCGGAGACTTCAGACAGTCAGACTTTACAAGAGAGCATGAGAAGAGCGGTCTAACAGATTTTATGAGAGTGGTCCGTAGTATGAAATCTTTTGACCTAATCGAATTCGAAGCAAAAGATATTGTAAGATCTGCTCTCGTTAAAGAATACATTATCCTTAAAGATAAGATGAGGATCATAACATGACAGAAGCAAAAGATATAATACGAGCCTGGGATTATTGGCCAGCGCCACCGTTAGGTAGAATTGCTAAGTTCCATTACGTTGATGCTGATGCAGAACCAGATACAAACATACCTGCCAAGATGCCAGATATACATTCGTGGTTTGTTTGGGACGAAGATTCTCAATCTATATTATATGTTGATTACGACAAAGATATGAAGTGGAAAGACACTTGGTATCTACGTTACAAGTTAAACTATGGTATCGCTGAATGGCGAGATGATAATATTATCGAGAAAGAAAGTATCTCTACCAAAATTTTTGGAAACAGAAATAAAATTGTTTTCCAAGACAAGAAGCCTATTTGGTGGGGCGACTACTGTGAGATTGGTAAGAAGTATGAGAACAATCCTAAGTCAGACTTCTTTGCTTGTTCTCCGCCACAATTACTAAATGGCACTCAATCTTTTGTTTATGAAAGAAAGATTGATAAGTGGACTAATATATTCGGAGTTACATATAAGGATGTTGTTACATTAGTGTATCAACAGGCATGGGGTAGCAAAATTGGTGGAGCTAGATATTGGATGGCAAGAGGCATTGGCCCAGTAGCTGTTCAATGGATATCAACAGTTAAAGAAGCGTCCGGCAATAAGATATATATAACTAATAGAATGGATGCGAAATATACAATGGAAAACGGATTTGCGAAAGATATTCAAAAATAATTTAGTACCAGAAGTAGCAATTGATACTCAAACTATTGATGGTAAAAGATACTATGTGTTACCGAGCGGAGAAAAGTTTCGCTCGGTAACAACCGTATTAGACAGGGCGATGGACAAGACAGCTCTAAACGAATGGAGAAAACGTGTCGGTCACGAAGAAGCTCAGAAGATTACTGTTCAGGCTGCTCGCCGTGGAACCGCCGTACATTCCATCGCAGAGCGTTATGTCCTCAATGAAGAGAACCATCTTCGGGGTGCTATGCCTTCTGGAATTGATGCTTTCAAAGGTATTCAATCGCTCTTAGACAAACACGTTGATAACATTCTCGGCGTAGAGTTGCCCTTATATTCTGTTGCTCTTAGAACTGCTGGTCGTTGTGATCTTATTGCAGAGTTTAACGGAACACCTTCTATCATTGATTTCAAAACAAGTCGTAAGCTAAAGAAAGAAGAATGGATTGAATCCTACTTCTTACAAGCAACAACGTATTCTCTGATGTTCGAACGTATGTATAAGATACATGTTCCCCAGATCGCAATACTAATAGCTGTGGA